TCATTAGTTTAGCAGTCTCCGACTTTTCATTTAAGTAGCTATTTGAGTATTCGCTAGCGAATGCTTCAAACAACTTACGACCGAAGTCGTTTCTACGTGCTTCTTCGATATCTTCCTTAAGTTGCCCAATCTCACTGTTAAGTGTTGATTCAACAATTTCAGATACTTTAGTTGCACTTCTTTCGATAAAGTCTTTTTTGACTTTAGCGAAGTGTGATTTAGCTTCACGTACTAATCGTACTTTTGTTTCGGCTAAATCTTTTTTATCTTCTGCAAATTCTGCAATTTCTTTTGCAAGTTGCTCGACGACAAATTCTTCCAATTTGCTAAAGTTTTCAGCCATAGCTTTTTGGTCTTCGTGTAATTCAGAAACTTCTTTACCTAGTTGTTCAATAACAAACTCTTTTAGTAGTCCTGCGTTTTCACGCATTGCTACCGCATATTTTGCTTTTGCTTCTGCTAGTTGTTTGCGGTCTTCTGCAAACTCGGAAATTTCCTCTGCAAGTTTTTCACTTACTAACGAATCGATAGCTTCAACCATAGTTGATTTATCGTGTTCGTATTTCTGTGCAAACTCTTCACGTAGTTCTGCTGTTACCTCTTGGCGATTTTCTGTCACCTTCTGGTCCCATGCTTCTTGAATTTGTTGACGCACATCTTCTGAAACTACATCGTTTTCAAAAAGTGTTTTTAATGCATCCAACATAATTATCTCCTTTTATTGGAGTCGACTGATTATATTAATCAGCGATTCTTTTAAGTATTTCTGTGCCTTTGGGTCTTGTTTTGTTGCCTGTGCTAGTTCATATGCCGCCATTCCTCCACGTGCATTCATTAAATGCTCGTAGATTGGTGTTGGATATGCTCCTGGGGCGCTAGGCTGAGCCACAACGTCCACAGTAATTATTTCGAAGTCCGATACTTCACCGGACCCGTCTTCTGATACATTACCCGAACCCCTAGATGAAACACCTAATTTAACTCCGCTTTCAAGCATTGTTTTAACTAGTTGTCCCATTGGGGTTGGTAATATTTTCAATTTTCCATAACCATTATTCCCGTCCATCCAACATGATTCAATCATATGTGATACACGATCTAAGTTAATATTAAGTCCTTCTGGATGATCAACTTCTCCAAGAACACTATATCCTCCTTGTATTTGATCATTAAGAGTTTTGACAGCCCTGCCAATTTCGTTTACAGGATATACACGTTGGTTAGCATTACGCACCCCACCTTGTATACATATACCTTTAAGGTATAGGTCTTTTCCCTCGTTAGCAGACTCAATAACCAAATTAGCTTGGTCGAATGTCAATGTCTCTCGTAGGTTTCTCATTCAGATATTCCTAATTTACTTGCCAACAACAGATTTTTTGTTGTCTGCAGCTTCGCCTGCGCTCTTCTTCTCAGCGCCGTGGCCTTTTGAATCACCTTTTAAAGATTTAGAAGCTTTTCCGCCTGGCTTATTTACATTGCCTGCGTCTTCTTCTTTTGCTGATTCTGCTGTGCGTCCACTTTCTTCACCGCCTTGTGCAATGTTTCCAGCTTCTCCGCCCATGTCGTTAGCACTTGCTACTGGTGATTTCGCTTTATTGTCCTCACCTTGCTTGTGTGTAACTTTTTCAACATACTCACGCATTGTTTCAGCTTCAGATTTTTCTTCGTCTGCTTCATCAACTTCGTCAGTAGCTTCGTCAACTTCTTCATCAGTTGCTTCAAAGTTCAATGACTCTTCTTCTGAATCGTCATCTTCTTCACCGTCGTCTTCGTCTTCGTCGTCGTCGGATTCTTCTTCATCACCAGCGCCTTCGTCGCCAGCAATCATTTTTTCAAATTCTGATTTAAGATCGTCTAATGCGTCTTCTAAATCAACAACACGGTCTTCAATCTCTTCGTCGTCGCTTTCACCTTCTTCGTCGCCGTCCATTGCATCTTCGATGTCACCCATCATGTCGTCTGCTGGATCTGCTTCCATTGGATCTGCTTCTACTTCAAACTCGTCTAAGTCAAAGTTTTCTTTAACGTCTTCATCTTCTTCTGACGCTTCATCAACTTCTTCATCAGTAGCTTCTTCTACTGATTCATCTTCGTCGTCTGCTGATTCTTCAACTTCTGCTAAGTCGTCTTCTAATAATGATTCGTAGATGTCTCTTGATCTTTCAACTACGATTTCGTGGAATAATTCTTCTGCTCCAGCTCTGTCTTCGTTAACGAGCTTCTCAAGCATGTTTTCAAACTTGTTTTGGTCTGCCATTTTTTTCTCCTATAAATTGTTTACCTATGGTAAGGCTGTCACTAGTATTTACTATATAGACGAAAATCAGTGCTAAAACAGGCTCAAAACGAGCTTTTTTATAATGTGAGAGGTTAGATCTTCACTTTTACATGAAAATCGTCAACTAACATCGCATTGTAATTGACAAAACTATTTAGTTTGTGAGTCTGTAAATTATCTGGTAATATTACTCTACAGTAGTTTATTTGCTGGTTTTTTCTTATAACTTCTTCAGTTTGTCTAAGCCAATTATGGTAATACGTTGCTCTATTACCTTCTTGCATATAGTTTTTAGTGTTAGCATATACATTATTATATAGTTTTCCTGCACCTAAACCCATATAATCAAACCCTATCATATAGATAATGTTATGATTATGTTCGCTTGCTAACCATAATGCTGTTGGTCCACTACTCCAACCTAATGATTTATTAAAATAATTAAATCCTATTAGGTCTTTTGTGCGATCACTTTTAGTTGTCCATACATTATTATGTTTATATTGATATCCTGCTTCGTTTATTTCAAAAACCATTTTAGGATCTACAGCAATTAAGTAATCAGGATCGAAATCTCTATAAACAGCATTGCAAGCATAGACTGTGCCGTGTTGTTTAAGTTGATTAAGGTTAATTCCTTTTCTACTTACACCATTTCCAATAACGAATGCTGTTTTTGCTGTCATCTTAAAGACTAAACTGTTCTTTGAACGTATCTATATGTAAATTTTTGAAGTTAGGTTGATCGTTAAGATCTTTAGGCAAGTAACTTTTATCATTTACTATTCTATAGTAATTAATATCTGTATGGTCCTTAAATACTGATTTAGTTTGACGCATCCAGTTACCATAAAACGTCGGTCCTTCAGTAGATTTCTTATAATTCATTGTATCTGCATACAAATTGTTAAATTTTGCATTATCTATGCCCTGAAAATCGAAACCTAAGATATATACGTTCTTAAATCCGTGCTGACTTGCTAACCATAATGCTGTTGGTCCACTGCTCCAACCTTTACTAGGCGAAAAATAATTTAAACCACTCATGTTTTGAAAACTTTTGTTAGGATTTGTCCAAACAGGAACTTTATGTTGATATCTTGACTTATTAATTTCTAAAATCATTTTAACATCAACAGCAACTAGATAATCTGCTTCGAATGTTCTATATAATGCATTACACCCGTAAACTTTACCTAACTTTTTTAAATCTTCTGGATCAATAGGAGCTCTGCTCACACCGTTGCCTAGTACAAATGCTGTGTTAGGTTGAAATGATTCGTGGATTTCTTTAACAGATGGCGTAACAGTTTGTTGTTGCTGAAGTTTAGCCGCGGCTTTTTCCTGACGACGAGCTTCTTTTATCTTGCGCCATTGTTCTTTTGTATATTGAGACTTATCTAGTTTGGCCATTACACCCCGCCGGCTTCAACAGCTGGAATTCCATACATCTGTTTAATAAAGTCAAGTTCTTTGCTTGCTTCTTTAGTATGTATGTCGGCTGCTTTGCGGACGCGGTTAATTTGGGATAATGTTAATCTTGTTTTGCGAGAATCGCTTTTCTTAACTACTGAATCGTCAAGTTCTGGGTCGTAAGATGAGTCTTCGACTGGTTCTAATGTTTCTTTATCAAAATAAAATAATTCACGTAGTATCATAATAGTATTTATACCGTTTGGTCAGTTGTTGCTGTATCAGCACCAGCATCACCTGTTGCTGTTTCGGGTGCTTCTGCATCTGCACCAACATCAGGTTGTGTAGTGTCGGCCGCTTCGTCTTCGATGCCACCTAAATCTGCATCAATACCAGCTGAACTTATTCCGGCTCCTCTTAATTCTCCACTAGGGTCACCTGGAGGTGGTGCTAGTGTTTCGTCATTTTCTTCTCTCCACAGTCTTTCGTTTTCTGCAAGCTCTTCATCAGTCATACCTAAGAATCGTTTCATTGCAAAACGATTTGAAATATAAGGTATTTGACTCATTTGTGTATATGTTGGTACTCTTGCATTGTCAATTTCACTTTGTCTGTAACTTGCAAAGTTCTG